CATGATAAAGTTCTTGATGACCCTTGGTATATCAATGTCTCTGCTGAACAAATTAACCTAACACCAATCAGTTATGAGGAGCTAAAGAAGAAACATGCGTTTCACTAGACTAGGTATCAACTCAATTGCTAAAGCAATTCGTAACACACCAATTAGCAACTCTGCTCGTTCTATGCTGGTCCGCAACCTTGTTGAAGTCTTTGCAGAGGATAACCCCCTGTTTGATGCAGCGCGGTTTAGGCAACTTGCTAATGGTAAACTAGATAAAGACCCACTATTTGGATGGAGAGAAAAAGATGAGCCGGTATGACATTCCTGTTAATTTTAGCATTGCTGCTGAAACAGAAGAACATGCAGTAACACAAGTTCTAGCTTTCCTTAAGATGGCTAAGCTGGACTTTGGACTAACATTTGACGTAAGGGATTATGAGCTTGTGGAATTTATTGCTGAGGAAGGTAGTAACGTTTGACGTAGAAACCTCTACAGTCAATAAGGGAAATCCCTATACAGTAGCCGGTAAGCTGGTTACTATACAAACAAAGGTAAATGATGAAAAAACTAACGTCTTTCGTGAAGGAACTTGGGAAGGATCTCTGGGAGAACTGGCTGATGCTAGTATTGTTGTCGGCTCTAATCTCAAATTTGATCTTGGTTGGATTAAGCGTGAGTGTAGCTGCGAGGTAAAATCTGTTTGGGACATCCAGTTAGCTGAGTACATAATCAGTCGACAGGAGTGGAAGTACCCTGACCTAGCCAGTATGTGCCTCAAGTACGGTATTGGCATCAAGCCTGATAACATTAAGCTTGACTATTGGGATAAGGGTATTGACACAGCAGACATTCCTCATGATGTATTAGATGCATATGGCATATCTGATGTTGAAAATACCTACAAAATTTTCCTTAAGCAAGTGGAGTATTTCCAAAACGAGGGAAAATCGCTGTTCAAGCTATTCCGTTTGCATTGTAATGACCTCCTCGTACTACTTGACATGGAATATAATGGCATTATGTACGATGTTGAGGCCTCTTTAGCAGAAGTCAAGCGTATTGAAGAAGAAAAGAAGGTCATTGAGGAGAAGATTTATGCCTACACTCGGGGAGTTCCTATCAATCTTAACAGTGGCGACCACAAGTCAGTGCTACTTTACGGCGGCACTATTACGCTTGAGCGTCGAGTACCAGTTGGCTTCTATAAAACAGGGGCTAAGATGGGACAACCGAGGTACTCTGTTCTATTAGATGAGTTCCATTTCGATAGACTGATTGAGCCCCTCAAGAACTCGGAGCTAGCTAAGGACGGATACTTCTCTACTGATGAGCCCACATTGACGGCTCTTCCAGCGAGAGGGTCGGTCAAGAAGCTCATCACCCTGTTCAATTCCAATCCACTGCCAGTACCCTGCATCATCCTTCTGACGCAGGATGGTAAAGACATCACCCTTCTTAGCTGCCTTGAGGGTAGCATATACAGTCTTATCACCATACTGGTTGTGCTTCTTGGCTTCAATCTTGTCTTCAAACGTCTGGTTCTTGAACGAAATGTCAAGGACTTTGTAAGGCTTGCCTGCCTTGCTGGTTGCTTCAGACTCTTCAACATCAATAATACGAATGACCATTGTGGACATATTTTTTCCTTTAGATTTGTACTTCAGTTAACTCTAACATATTGGGACCTACTGATACTTCACCCATCATGGGCACATTCCATTCCACACCAGTTGCCTGAGTAATAAGCTTTGGTAACTCCCTAAACGTAGAATCAAAAAGGGACGCAACAGCTTTCACTTCTACATCAGGACAGTCTGCAACAACAGAGTCATGTACAGTGAGGATTAGTTTAGACTTCAGACCTTGGCGCTTCATGCGCTGTCTGATGACTACCCTAGCTACTGCCATTACATCTGCGCCCAACCCTTGGTTAATGTAGTTTTATATTAAAGGTGAGCAGAATTTCCGATACAAACTTAACCCTGATTACAAGGCTAATCGCACACAACCAAAGCCTTTCCATTTGGAATCAGCATACCAATATGTACGGGACTGTTGGAACGCCATACCTTCCGGTATCTATGAATCAGATGACCTACTGGGAATTCAACAACGATCCGATACTATCATTGCCAGTATTGATAAAGACTTACTGATGATCCCCGGGATGCACTGGAACTTCGTCAAGATGGAGAAGCAGCGTGTGTCCTACATGGATGGTATCCGTAGGTTCTGGATGCAGATGATGATCGGTGACACCAGTGATAACATCCATGGCATCGCAGGCATTGGGCCAAAGAAAGCAGAGAAGCTTATCGGCTGGCTTGATGACGAGCAGGAGATGTGTGACATAGTGTATGAAAAATACAACGATCCTCAACGGTTCGTGATGAATGCAAACTGCCTGTGGATTCTACAAAGAGAGGAAGGTATATGGGCAAACCAACACAACTTAACTTTAACAAAGGAATGTCAACAAGAGGTGGAAGCCGCATTAGAATATATGAAGTCTTTGAATCTGATTACATCAACGGGGCGTGGTACGATGAAGAACGAGACGTTTGGTACCCTTGTCAATGGGGATGGGATGGACTCTATGCTAGCAAAGCAAGCAGCTTGGACCTCATCAATGGAACCCCCAAGCGATACCCAGATCTCCACGTCGCATGACAGCTAAGAGACGCTCACGATTGGAGGAAAGGTTCGAGGTACTGCTGAAGGAGTTCGACGTTCCTTACGAGTACGAAGTAACCAAGATCCCATACACTGTACCGGAATCCAAGCACACCTACACGGTGGACTGGACGCTAGTGAATGGCCTCCTGATCGAAACCAAAGGCTATCTTAGTGACTACGCTGAAAGGCGCAAGTATGTGCTGCTCAAAGAACAACACCCAGATCTGGATCTGCGGTTCGTCTTTGACAACCCTAACAAGTTATGTGGAGGTACTAAGATGTCGCACGCTAAGTGGGCAGAGAAGTATGGCTTCAAGTTCTGTAGCATGAAGGACACAACACAAATCCAAAGCTGGATAAAGGAAAATGATGCGAGTATTAGTAGCATGTGAATATAGTGGGGTAGTTCGTGAAGCTTTTCGTAAACGAGGCCACTCTGCTTGGTCGTGTGATCTATTAGAATCTGAAGATGATTCTGAATATCATATTCAAGGTAACGTTCTTGACATTCTAAACGATGATTGGGATTTAATGATTGCCCATCCACCCTGTACACATTTAGCAGTTAGTGGTGCACGATGGTTTAAAGATAAACAAGAAGAACAAAAGAATGCTTTGTATTTTGTTAATGAACTTCTTAATGCTTCTATTGATAAGATCTGTTTAGAAAATCCCGTATCAATTATTTCATCAAGGATTAGAAAGCCAGATCAGATTATCCAGCCTTGGCAATTTGGACATGGAGAAACTAAAGCTACCTGCTTATGGCTAAAAAACTTACCCAAACTAACACCAACAAATATTGTAGAAGGAAGAGAGGCCCGTGTGCATAAGATGCCACCATCACCTAATCGTTGGAAAGAACGCAGTCGTACCTATAAAGGCATTGCAGATGCGTTTGCGGAGCAGTGGGGATGACTTGTCACTTGATCATTCCTGACACACAAGTTAAGTACGGCGAGAGCTATGAATACCTAACACACATCGGTAAGTATATCGTAGAGAAGAAACCAGATGTAGTCATCCACTTAGGTGACTTTGCAGATATGGAGAGCCTAAGTAGTTATGATGTTGGTAAGAAAAGCTTTGAAGGTAAGCGATATGTTAAGGACATTGGAGCAGCGCACCATGCTATGGATCATCTGCTTGCTCCTATACATGAAGCAAACCAACGTGCTAAGAAGAATAAAGAGAAGCAGTACAAACCTAGATACATTCTGACATTAGGTAATCATGAACACAGAATCAACAGAGCAATCGAGAATGACCCTAAGCTCGAAGGACTTATCAAGACAGGAGACCTTCCGTATAAAGATTGGGAGGTTCACCCTTTCCTCAATCCAGTGGTTGTGGATGGTGTTGCATATTGTCATTACTTTCCAACTGGCGTCATGGGGAGACCCACTACTACTGCTAGTGCTATGGTTGGGAAACTCCACATGTCTTGTATTGCTGGACACCAGCAAGGACGGCAGGTGGCTTACGGAAAAAGGCCCGATGGCTCTAACATTACTTGCATCATTGCCGGTAGTTGTTATGAGCATGATGAAGGTTATCTAGACCACCAAACAAACAAACACTGGCGAGGCATCATCATGCTACACGAGGTACAGGATGGTAGCTTTGACGAGATGTTCGTATCACTTAAATATCTAAGGACTAAATATGGAACAGGCACCTAAGCATTACGGAGACACTATGTTAATGGATCTCCTGATTGAAAAAGACGTACCCTTTGCAGAGGGTAACATCATGAAGTATGTATATCGTTGGCGTGAGAAGGATGGCGTACACGATCTACACAAGGCTCAGATTTATCTTAACGCTCTAATTGCTCACGAGGAACTTAACTGTGCAGGCTAATGACTATCAAGAAAAGGCAATGGCAACGGCGATCTACCCGGAAGCTGGTAGTGGGTCTGATATGGAGATTTTCTATCTGGCTCTGGGAATTACTAGTGAGGCTGGTGAGGTCGCAGGGAAGGTAAAGAAGTATATCCGTGACGGCAAGCTTGACCCCGGTGCGATTGCTTATGAGCTAGGCGACGTAGCGTGGTACCTAGCACGACTGGCTGATGCCATGGGCTACACGTTTGAAGACATTCTACAAATCAACTACAGTAAACTTACAAAGAGGAAAGAAGATGGAGTCCTTAAAGGCGATGGAGATTACCGCACTGCGCCCCAAGACAGTCAACCACGAGAACAGTCTGTTGTGGGCCAGCTTGAAGCAATCCATGGAGACCAACGCGGAGCTACGTGCGGCGCTAGTGGATGCTGCTGAAGTAATCACCAAACAAACAGCTCTGATTGAGGAGCTACAGCACAGGTACTATGTATGAAAGTAGAACTCTTAAGGATCACAGATGATTCTCTCAATTTTATTGGCGATTGTGCTGGCATTTGCTATAACTCTAAGCGGGATGTTCGTTCTAATACCAAGCGTGCTATTAGCTGCAGGGATAAGGGGCATCTTGCTACCCTTCGGTTTGCACATGCTACTTTCCACGTGTCTGGCATTAGCCGGATTTGCTCTCATCAGTTCGTAAGATCTAAACACCTAGACTTTTTGCAAAGGAGTCAGCGTTATTGTGAAGAAGACATTCCACAACATGTATATCCCGGTACAAAAATGGATACAAGAATTAGTTCTGCATACCAAAGTGCATACGCAGTATACCAAGAACTCATTGCAGCAGGGGTTAAGAAAGAAGATGCACGCTTTGTCCTACCAGAAGGTACGTGTACTGAACTGGTGGTCACGGGGAACTTTCAAGCGTGGCTCGACTTTATCAAACTTCGGGCAGACGTACATGCCCAATGGGAGATCCGAGCAGTTGCCAAAGCAATCAACAATGAACTCGCCAAACATGCAGACGGGTTGTTTAACTGGATGCCGTGATGCTAACCATTGAGAACCTAAAGGAGAAACTAATGTGGGAGGATACAGATGAAATACTTGACCTTCTGGATCTATCAGTGGCCGAGATGGTTGATTATCTCACCGATGAAGTCGAAGCACATCAAGACAAACTACGAGAATACTACGATGAAGATCCCGAGGACATGGGTGGGGAAGAAGAACCCGACTAATCCTGACAACAAACTGAAGCATGAAAACAGGGCGGTTAAAAAGTGCATCCTTGCACACATAAAAGAACAAGACCGCCTCCAACAAATAAAGGAATACAATGCAAGTACAACGATTCAAGAACAGTTTTGCCGAGACGATCTTCAGGACTAAGTATGCGCAGGGTCCAGAAGATACTTGGGATGCTCTTGCTGAGCGTGTGGTGGATGATGTATGTGGCACTCGTCGCGGTACTGATCGTGATCTGATGTCAAAGGAAGACCAAGCACAGCTTGCCGAGTACATCAAGGAGATGAAGTTCATCCCGGGTGGCCGGTACCTGTGGTATGGTGGTCGTGATAACAGTTACTTTAACAATTGCTTTCTGCTACGAGCAGAGGAAGATACGAGGGAAGAATGGGCAGCACTAACACAGCGGGCAGTGAGTTGCCTAATGACTGGGGGTGGCATTGGGATCGACTATTCTATTCTCCGTCCTGCCGGGAAGCCGCTACGTCGTACTGGTGGATTGTCCAGCGGTCCCATTCCACTGATGCAGATGATAAACGAAGTTGGGCGCGGGGTGATGCAAGGTGGCTCACGAAGGTCCGCAATCTACGCAAGTCTCAACTGGCTGCACGAGGATATTCCCCTTTTCTTGACCGCGAAGAACTGGCCTGATCACATCAAGGAACTGAAGGCGAAGGACTTTAACTTCCCTGCTAACCTTGACATGACTAACATCTCTGTCAACTACGATGACAAGTGGCTGTACCATCATGAACGGCACAAGCTACACACCTTCCAAGAAAATGTGCGTCAGGCTATGATGACAGGGGAGCCTGGCTTTAGCTTTAACTTTGGAGCGAAACAAAATGAAACCCTTCGCAACGCTTGTACAGAAGTTACGTCTGAAGATGACTCTGACGTATGTAATCTTGGGTCTATCAATATCAGCAATATTACTTCTCTGGAGGAGTTCAAGCACATCATTGAACTCGGTTCTAAATTCCTCGTCTGCGGAACTCTGCGAGCTGATCTCCCCTACGATAAGGTTTACAAAGTTCGGGAAAAGAACCGCCGTCTTGGTCTTGGACTCATGGGTATTCACGCATGGCTCCTCCAACGGAAGTCACGATATGAAGTCACCCCTGAACTCCACAAATGGCTAGAGGTATACCGAGATGAATCCATTAGAGCTGCTGATGAACACTGTGAACGATTGTTTATATCAAAGCCAGTTGCCTATAGAGCTATTGCTCCAACAGGATCAATTGGTATTCTCGCTGGGACTACTACTGGAATTGAACCGCTTTTTGCAGTTGCCTATAAACGCCGTTACCTTACAGATGGTACTAAGTGGAAGTATGAGTACGTCGTTGATGCTACAGCAGATCAACTCATCCGAGACTATGGACTTGACCCAGACAAAATTGACACAGCCTATGGACTAAGCAATGACTACGAACGACGAATCAAATTCCAAGCTGACATTCAAGATTACGTTGACATGTCAATCTCATCCACAATCAACCTTCCCCCATGGGGCAGCAAAGGAAATAATGATGAGTGTGTCCAACAGTTTGCGGAAACACTTTCACGCTATGCGCCACGTCTACGGGGCTTCACCTGTTATCCAGATGGAAGTCGAGGAGGTCAGCCACTAACAGAGGTGCCATACGCTGAAGCTATCAAGCATAAGGGTATCACCTACGAGGAGAACATTGACCGCGCCTGTGTCAGTGGAGTGTGTGGAATATGATGCACCTCTTCGTTGATTTCATCTCAGGCATGTGTGTTGGTCTTGAGTTCTTCTCAGGAGAAGATCTAGAACCCGGCGATAAGTTTGCCATGCAGATTGACTTACTAATCATTCGATTCACCTTCGTGTTTCGATAGACAAAAAGAAACCCCCAAGGACTCATCATCCAAGGGGGTTTTTTCGTTTCAGTATCTCCACCTATTCTGCGAATAGTTACTCAGGATATTACGTGAGTTATTATATAGACTCGCTTGTGTTTGTGGGTTTTGATTAAAGGTTCTGTACCTCTCAACTAAATTAGATATAATTGATGGGTCCAGAGAGTGTGCAGCAGTCATTGCATTACGAACCTGACTTCCAAACCCAACTCCACCAGCCTGTGACGGATCACCCCAAATGGTTTGAGATAAGTCATCACCGGGCATCTGGTTTTGTCTACGATAATCCCTGCTAGCCATTTGCATTTGCTGATCCCAACGCATTGGTCGAGCGGCTTGATTCTTATGCCGCTGCAGCATAGGAGTACCAATAGGAACTGCATTTCCACCACTATCATACAACCCATTTAACTGGTTCCGTGGAATATCCGCCATGTTATTAGCAGGCCGCCAGCCCGGACCATTTACAGGAGCTTGTGGCTGTTGATATTGTGGGGGAGGAGCAGCAGGTGAGGGAGCAGAGGTACCAAGACCCTGTGACGACTGCTGTGGTGCCTGTGGGGGAGGGTACTGTTGTTGTGGAACATCCCCCCATAGGTTACTTTGTCTCTGTTGTAGATTACCTATTCTATTCTGCTCCATACCCCAACTTTCCGGTAACTGTGGCGGGTTGAATTGCTGTGCTGGGCCTGATCCCATATATGATGGTGATGTCATTATTTATTCTCCTGTTTCATTGTGTTTTCTGAGGCTTAATTAAACCAAAATTAAAGATACGCTTTGCTTTACGTGCACCTTCTGGTGTGCTTGGGGTATCTCCTTTAGCGTTGACAAAATACCGTAAGTCAGCAGGAGCAATGCGTTTCCATTCTCCTGATTTAACACCGGCCTCAATCTCTTGGTCACTCATTCCTGTCTTAGCAAGCTCACCAAGATACTTCTTGTTGCCTGTGTCATGGAACTTTTCGATCAATCCTTTTTGTCTATCCTTGAGGATCTGCTCTTCTTCCTGACCCAAACGAGTAGCATCTGTAACACGACGTTCTCGCATAGACTTTGTGCCTAAGTAGCCAGCAACCTTTTCCATAGTACCTTGTGGAACTATAGCAGAGTTCTCTTTACCACCAGCAACCATACGTTCGCCTGTCTCTGGATTTATGTAGTCCTGTCCAGCAACCTCTGTAGTATTAACACCGGCAAGTTCCTTAGCACCATAACCCATGTGTCCCACAGGCAGCGCATCAGTCATAGCCTTACGCATACTAGCATTAGTCTTGTCGCCAAAAGCAGCACCAGCTATACCAACCGCACCTGCACCAGCCTTGCCTACCGCTTCCAGCATTGGTGTTAGTTCATACCAAGCCTTCTGTCCAAGCAGGGTTGCAGCAACTACAGATATGAATGTTTCATTAGTACGTGCAGACGAGGCAATATCCAAACCAGATAGAGCTGGTACACCATACGTAGCAGCAACCTTGATAGCATCCTTTGTCTCAGCATCAGTAGTAATCACACGATCCAAGAAGGACATATCCATAGACATCATATCCATTACAGATGGTAGCTTAAAGAAGTCAGGGAAGGTCTTATTCAACCAACCCCTAAGCATCTCATACTCCTGCACAAATGCCACACTAACAACACCACCCATTAGGGTAGACATCATCATGTAGTTCACAAATGGAGCCCAAGTCTTAGGATCTTTTGCCTGCATGTGGCGCAGGTCAGACACAACGTTAGCTAGCTGAGCAGCACCATACGTTTGTAGGGGCTTGGCAGCAGTGCCAATGATACCTGTCTTACTAAAGATAGGTGCTGTCTCTGTACGGCCATACGTAACCATCGTAGAGTCAGTGTTCTCCATAGCACGGCGACGGGCCTCAGTCTTACCAAATCCTAAGTCCTTGTACATCTCATAGTTACTTGCAAAGGTCATCATCCGTGTGAAGGAATCAATACCCTCGTTGAGCTTACCAAGGAACAGGTAGTCCTTCATGAAGTTCCAGATACCACCCTCACTACCGCTTAGGTGTAGAGCCTCAATGAACTTTGGTTCAAAGGTGTTAGCTTCCTGTGATACCTCAAAGATAGTATCCCTAAGTTCCTTGTCACCAGACAGTAGTTTGGTTAGAGCCTTACCACCAGACCAGTATGGACGGAGGAGACCACCATCATAGGACATCTCACGTACAGCACCACCAAGAGATAGTAGCTGACCAAAGGAGAATGCTAGCTTAGGCATTAGCTTCATCACATAGAAGAACTCTAGTGACTTGTTGCTAAAGTTGTCGAAGCCATACGCACCATTAGCCTTAATCTCGCCAGTTAGGTTGAGCAAAGCCTTGTCCCAAACATTCCTGAGACCATCATCAAACTTCTCGAAGTTGTTCTCAACACGATTGAGTGAGGACTCCACCATCTGCTTAGCAGACAACAGGGTATTCTCATCTAGGTTCTGTGATTGTAACTTCTCCAATATAGGATCAGTGTGGTGTTGGATAATCATCTTGCGAATACCACCAGAGTAATCATCAACTGATTGCTGGATAGCCTTCTTGAAACTCTCACCCTTCTCTTTCTGTGACATGAACAGTTCATCACCCATGTAACCACTCAGGTTACTACGATGCTTATGATGCCCACCTAGCTTACCACCACGCTGTACAACCTTCTGCAGTGCATCATCAATTCGCTTAGCAATATGTGGTGAAGCATTTGGATAGTGTTGCTTAATGATACTGTTAACAAGCTCAATGGTTCTGAACATGTCAGATACAGTATTGTCATCACCCTTCTTAAGAGGCTCAGAGATGTCTAGGTGTTGGATGCCAGTAGATTCCAGTTTCCTCTTGAAGAGGGCTGCCTCTGTAGCTGAACGGAAGTGCTGTCGATGGACTGTGTTGCCAGCAAAGCTCACATCAATGTAATACTGACCAGCGCGTACAGCAGGATACCAACCATCCCTGTGTGGCAGGATGTTCTTCTTACCAAGATCTGTTTGGACTTTAACTGACTCATCATACTGACCAGTAAACATCTTGGCAAGGGCATTGTATAACTTAAGTTGCTGCACTGTTAGATGCTGTCCATTTGCAGCTAGGTTATCTGCATAGTTCTTTCCTTCTTCAAAACCCTTCTTGAATAGATCATGAACCACAGCAGCATCCACATGTGATGAGAACTTCATCTGCATGTAGGCACTAGTCTCTGTCTTGATCTTCTTCATCTTGGTAATTGGATTTGCTTTGTTCCAATCACCCCGCTGTATTTCACCAAACCATAGTCTGTTAGACACCTCATCAGCAATACGTTCTGCATTACGGATGTGTGCATTCACCCGTTGGATAACAGGGTTGTCTCGTAGTACCTTAGCAAGACCAAGCTTACCAAAGAAGTTACGTGCCACCATACCAGCGCCGGAGCTAATAATAGAACGAGCAGAGATGGGGGTGTGCATTGGATCTTTGATGTCATCAAGCTTGATAGTAGGATCACTGACCATACCATCCAGAGCATCTAGTGTCCCGCGTACATCTTCCATTGTTTTCTTGTAGAAGGGAAAGGCGTCACGATCAGCAGCCTTCTCACCAAGGATCAGCTTATCATTACCAATGATCTTGACACGCTCTGCTGCTTGTCTACTTGTTTGTGCTATGTACTCTTGGCTACTGTTTAAGATATCATTTAAGATTTGATCTGAAAAGTTTTTAGGATCTTCTGAATACCCATACAAATCTTTTAGATACTTATGGCTAGCTTCAATAACTTTATGGATTTCAGAAATAAACTTCTGACTTCTTTTATCAAAAGCATTAAAGACATGCTTATGAATAAGTTCTTTAGCTACCTTCTCTGCAAAGAATTCATGAAAAGCTTTTTGATATTCAGCACGATCTTTCTCAAGTCCTAAGTCAAATATCGTGTTAGCTCCATGATTGTTTTCTTTGTTATACTTTTCCCAATCCTTAGACAAGGCTGTTAGATCATCTGTATGAGTAATAGAATCTCGTAGATACTTGTTCAGCATTGCATGACCAAGTTCATGTGCAGCGTATCGTACAGTATTTAAATGTTCTACTGCTTCAGCTAATTTACCACCAGTTAGCTTATTAAAAAACTTACTATCAGCTAAGCGTGTAAGATTCTTTTCTAGAGCAGCGGGCTTAAGTCGAATATAGGTTGTGTTACCTGTATGCATAACCCGACCAGCAGGCGCAAGCGTATCTGAGTTAACAAAGATAATTTTTTCTTTGCCAAACTTAGTAATCTCCAAAAGATGTGTTAGTATTTTTTGTACTTTTGGATTGATATTCTTATCAAAGAAAATCTTTGTGCCCTTGGGGTTATTAACTAAATGTGGATTGCTATCAATGGCCTTAACAGCAGCAACAACATCATCTCCTGTTGCTTTAGTGATGTCTTCCATTGAATCATATTTAGTTTCTTCTGGTCGAGTTTTTTCTTCAACAACAGCAAATTTCTCTTCCTTTGTACCTGTCTTGGCTATACGCTCTTCAGCCCATGCTTGAATCTTTTCCCACTTAGCACGTTGTATTGCAATACTCTCAAGACTTGCTTGAAGTTTACCATGATCTATACTACCAGATGGCAGTAAACCCTGAGCATCTTGTTCAAGTTTGTTGAGAATATTCTTTTCTAATTTTTCTAATTTTTCTAATTCAAATTTAGAAGTTTGGCGAGCTTGTGCAGGAGACATTGCTGCACCACCGCTGCGATCCTCACCCCACTCCCTCCATTCACGGCGCTCTTCATTGGCGCGTGCTTGACTTTCATCTCTTTTTTCTACTGAGTCTGGTGTATTCTTTGCTTCTTCTGTACGTGCACGTGCAGCAGCATCTTCTGGAGATTCCCAAGTACCATGCTTAACTACACCAACATCATTGATAATTGGAAGTGGTGTTTCAGCTTCTAACTTAGGAGCCTCTCCACGAATAATAGATTCATACCCCTGAATTTCATGCTCTAGGGCTTCTTTTAAGGCACTGTAGTGGCTCCCGGGGGTGTCATCCCTAAACTCCTCCTTCGGCAACGTATCAAGCGCATCACGCGCCTTCTGTAGACGTGCCTCGACCTTCTCCTTAGGCTCATTCATAGCCTCACCGAGCTTGGTTAGGGCCATCTCCATTGGAGAAGTCTTAACTACATCAGCTTCCTTCTGTGGACGAGACAGGATCTCACCAGTTTCAGGATCAATCTCACGACTACGCTGTGGTGGTTCATTACCATAAGCTTCTAGAGGAATTTCTTCATCTAGACCAGCACGTTGATCGGGCTTAGGTGGTTTCTGATTAGCGGCCATGCGGTCATACTGACGCTGCATATCCTCAACGTTCTTATCAGCAGCAGCATCAGGATTCTTGCCACCAATGATAGCATCAGCACGCTTGATAGCCTCATCGTGGTGCTTGATCTCAGCGTCCAGCCCCTCGATTACCTTCATAATCTCAGGAGACATATCACCATCTTCAGCAAGCTTGGTGATTAGATCAACAGCACTCTGACGATCACTAATAGAACGCTCACGAGAGGCTTGAATCAGTTGAGTCTCTACATCACCTGACCCCTTAGGACCAGACTTAGCGGACTCTTGTTTGACAGGAGCGCGTTCACCCATAACACCGTGCATAGTAGAACCCATAAGGGCATCAGTAAGCATGGCCTTTGGATCGTACAAATCCTGTTGCATATCCTTTGGACTAGATAGGTTCTCTAGTTGACGACCAGCAATACCAGCAGGCACGTTGACACCAGCACCAGTAACAATACGCTTGCCAACGTTACCAGCCATACCCATAGGCAGGGTACCTTGCATAGCCATGTTACCATAGCCACCTAGACCAGCAGCAGTAGCCTCAACGCCTGTGTGACCCTTCTCAAGAGCCTCGTCATACTTACCAAGACCGGCACTAACAGCCATTGGTTGTGCAGCAGCAAAGCCCTTCTGTGCCATCTGTTGGATAGCAGGTAGGATAGCACCAGCGACAGGATCAACTGTCTTCATACCAGCACTACCCATACCACCCATAAACATTTCAGGAATCTTACCAATCACCCCGCCAACTACACTACCAGCACCACCAATATCACTAGCCTTAGCATCAGCCTGTGCAGCTTGTTGTGCCTGCTCAGAACCCTCAACCAATCCACCAACATACTTGGTAACAGGGTTGGCGTAATCTGCATCCCCTGTAACAGCCTGCACCAACTTATCCACACCCAATGAGGGCAGACCAACAGTACCAAGAGCTAGGTTACGAGAAGTGTCATACAAGGCAGACTTAGCAGAAGAGCCTAAGCCCTCTGCCTCAGTCTTAAACTTATCAAGAAGGGATTTAGATTCCTTCTTTTTTGGTGCAGGTTGTGCATCGAAATATGCCAGTGTTTGTTTCCACTCCGCTTCAGTAAGCTCGTGGTCTGACTCAAATTCATGGCCTTTATATTCATATGATGGCATATTTACTATCCTTTATTTACGTGTAACCCCTGGAGGTAGTGCTGCTGGAGCCCCAGAGGGAGTATTTGTTTGACCGGGAGGTTGTGGTGCAGTTGCAGCTGATTGAGTAACAGGTTGTGGTAGCATGGGGACACCATACTCACCAAGGTTCATACGAGGAGCGTAAGCACCGGGGTTAGCGGCAATACGTCGCTGAGTATCCAAGTGGATAAACATGTCTGCTTCGTACTTCTGTTGTGGTGTTGCATTAGGATCAGCCTTAATCTTAAATGCTTGCGCTAGTTGTTCCATATACTTCGGTTCTTTTAGTTCCTTCTTAGCTTTTTCTGCAGTGGCGAGTTGTCGTGCGTATGCAATATCTTCAGCACTATCAATCCTCTGCTCAGCTCCAGCCATCTTACCAACAAACTCTGGAGTAAGGGCATCAAGACCAGCCATCTGAGCATACTTACCTGTTTTAGGAATTAGATCAGAGTATGGTGTTGGTTTGTTCCCTAACCCACCGCCACGAGCCATATTAGATAATACGGGAGCGGGGCTTGCTGATGGTGTTGGTGCACCGCCCGGACCACTCCATGAGGTAGGCACTTGTCCAGTAGGCATTGTACCATTACCAGCAGGAATCCCGCTAGGTGGGCGGGCAGCATTCTGTGGACCCTCTGCCATAAGGCGTTGGTACTCAGCAGCCCGCGCTTCTGGAGTAGTTCCTTGGAGCTTTCCTGACCCTTCTGGAGCATAGGTACTATCACCAGACCTATAGAAATTACCCATAAGCGGACCCATGTTTCTTTCCTTTGCAACTGCTCCGGGAGGTAGTGTTGTGGCACCGCCACCACCAAAGTTAAAGGCGCGTTGTGCAGCAGATGGTTGTTGGGTACCTTGTGGAAACCCTTCTATATCAGGTTGCATATTAAAACCAATTTGTCCGCCATCCTGAGATAGTGAGCCTGCCCCATTAACGATAGCAGCATAGGCATTAGCACGTTCCTGCTCACGCAGAAAGTCAGTCGCTTGTTGTAGCTTAGATTTCTTAATATCCCCTTCGGACAGAGCTTGTGCCTTGTTACCAGCAGCATCCTGTGATTTCATCTGCCCTGTATAGCCCTGACGTTTCCAGTTAAAGTAATCAGGATCATTCATCTGACCCTGTGCTTCCATCATGTCACGACGCTTGATCTCAGCATCCATGGGGTCTTCCGTACGGGCTTTGAGTAACTGCTGGATCTTACGCTCGTTATCAGTTTCAAGATTATTACGCTCTTGTCCCATCATGCCAGCCTGAAGGATGGCGTTTAGAATACCAAACCCGGGTTGATTCATCTGTGTCATACAGGCACCTGCTTAGTATTTAGAATGTTATTGATAGCAGCATAGTATGGTGAGTCACCCATATTACCTAGCATGATTGCTTCCTTCACAGTGTCATCACTACGACCAGAGTAGAAGTTCTCAAGACCAGCCCACTTAGCATAGTTACTCAAATCTGACATGTATTGTTTTTGATACTTCATTTGGTTATCCGCCTTAGCTGCAAGGATGGAAGGAGCAATTGCATTGATGTTGTTCCTGTTACCGTGCATAGCGTTCTGTGCCATCAGTGCATACTCCAACTGCTCGTTCGTTGCTTTGTAACCAGCATCAGAGTTTGGATTGTTCATGAAGTTGTTGTAAGCGTTCTGCCTATTGTAGAATCCTTGTTGTGCACTGTATCGTGGTGAGTTAGGATCTACATTTGATGCACCACCGGGGTCTTGCCTATCAATTGATCTACCAAGATAGTCTAGAATTTCTTTTGAGTTATCTTTGTTTGCTTGAACCTGTTGATTTGCACCAAGGATAGGAGCAACTGCACCAATAATCGGTTTAACTGCATCAACGATACTACCAAGTCCACCAGAACCGCCAATACCGCCTACAGCAGGAGGGGGATTAACGGCAGTCCCGCCCGGGCCAGTTGGTGGTGTAAGGGTTGAGGGTGGGTTAGTAGTCATAGTTGCACCACCGCCCCCAGCACCCCCACCCATTAGCTTGAAGATGTTATCTAGCCAGCCGGCAGAGGCATTGCCGTTATTGTTCTCCCAGCGATAGTCATTACCACCACCAACACCACCCATAGAACCACTGCTCATTGGGTCCCATGCAGAACCATCTGGGTTAGTCCAACCAACTTCAGTACCCGGATCTGGTTGCCAAGCGGCACCAGCATCATTCCAACCCTGTAGATCGTCAGCAGGAGTGTAGTCATTATAGTCTGTGTAAGTATCTACCCAGTTACCATCATTATCATATGCCATCTTTGTTCCTTTATGTTTTGATACAGGTTATTGTCGTAGCTGTACCAGTACCGCCACTGCCTGTCTTGTATAAGTCCTGTGTATAGTAAGCTATACTAGGCAGATTGAATGTTGTACTACCATCCCCTGCACCCCACGTTGTACCGACTGCGGCAAACAAAGCACTATATGTTGTCCTACTAACTGCCGCACCATTACAAAGCAACCAACCGCTGGGCGGGGTGGCAAAAGCAAAGTCAGAGACCATCCCGCTAGGGGTGGCAGTTACGTCAAGCACTCCTGTTGTAGAGTTGATAGCTAGATTAGTACCTACCTTAATACCACCCAATACAGATGCAGAAGCAATAGGTAGGGTGTATCCTGTGCCCTGTGTCTGGAACCGCATAACCGCTAGGTTAGTAGGACTAGCTAGCATGGTCAGAGCAAACTGATCATTGTTATTACTTATGACTCTAGCAATCAGTGTTATCACATCACCGCTGTTATAGGCGTTGATTAGTGGAATGGATATAATAACAGACGACTGGTAGTTAGCAGGAATCTGTAGTGTTACATCCCTAAAAAGATCAACACCATTAACCCTCATGCCGAACTCAACAACACCAGTACGAATAGTAGTGTTTTGTAACTCAACATCAAAGGACAGGGTAGCGGAGTTAGCAGCAACAGCTTGTGTCAGTGTTACTGTAAGCCCTAGAGGAACCCACGCCGTAGGAGGCGCAGTACCAGCAGCCTTGATGATTATGTTAGCGTCGTGTGTATCTGAGACAGTGTAGCCCGGTGTTGGTGGTGCAGCATAGCCAAGCTGTGCATTACCAGCCCCGTCAATACCAGCCACAACAACGTTAGAACCCTGTTGTGCCCCCGGCATAGACATAATCACGTTACCAGATTCTAACAGGATGTATGGTGAGTTGAGTGTGAGGCCGTCAACAGACTGTACTTGTAGCATCTGACCACCATAGTCAGTATCAGGCACTACATTAACCTGACCCACACCAGCATTAACAAGCCAGTCAATTGGGCCTGTCATGATGCCGCCAGCAAGTGGTAGGTAAGAATCACCACTTCCTCCAGCAACTACCCAGTTATACTGTGGTTCTGTTAAGTGATAACGCTCTGTTGTGATACCACCCTGCAAATTGTTCAGGCTATTGTGATCACCAGTACCAAGGGAGTTGTACTGCGCTTGAGTTAGATGGTAATACTCCTGTGACTTACCACCTTGTAGCCCCTGTAGGATGTTATGGTTCTTTGCTTGGATGTCATTAATATCTGATCCAGTAAAGTCAATATCATCCCACTTTATTTGACCTTCTGTACCAGTGATACTATCACGAACTTGGCGTTGCCAATCAATCCAGCCAAAGCCAGCTTGATTGTCGTTAATTGGGGGTGGTGGTAATGTAGCCATTAGGAAATACCTTCTTCAATTAAGACCTCAATAGCTTCCACACGCAGAGGTTGGTTTGCAACATGCACAAGACGCCATGCTCTGCGACGGAATGCTCCAAGCCTGCCTAAGTATGGGAAGTCGTCATTAAGATCTACAGTGTGTAAGTTAGACCATGTTTCATAATCATCATCAGACCATGTAAGTCCAATAACGTTTGAAAGCTCGTACCTATCAGCAACAATCTTTACGTTAGAAATAAACTTGCGGAGATATGAACCAAAGTCAAGTTTGTCTGTACGCATCTCAACAATAATTGCATACCCCTCATCCGTGTAGGTATTAGGATCTAGTTTATATATGTCGCCTGTAGTGCCTGACAGGAGGTAGATAAATCCATCTCCGCGATCAGCTACGTGTGTGTAGTTGAAGGGTTCATGAATGATTGGTGAGCTTGACATAGGATCAAACGACAGAGGAGGGCCACCAATGAAGGATGACCATTCATGCCATAGCTGAGTATCAATGTCGTAGACAAGGGTTCGTTTGATTGTTGGGAAGTTAATCAGGAAGAAGAGGTGTCCCATAGTACGGAAACCAAATCCTGTCATACCCACCATGTTAGTCTCTTCATCAATGATACGATCAATGTATGGGGTAGAGATCTTCTTTGGCGTGTATCCCTCTAGCTTCCACACAGCACGACCACCTGAGGCAGACTGTCCAACGAAGGCACAGAACTGTTCATTCTGGTAGATAGCATGTGGTGCAGCGCAACCCATCTGAGCAGCAACAGCCGTGTTACGGCTAAGCGGTGAGCCTGAGGGATTGGCATTATCGTAGAAGAATTCAATAGACTCTGTACCAAGACAAACAACCTGATTACTCTGTCGAGCAAGGGTCATGATTGGATCGGGGAACATTTCAGCAGTGATGTAGTGATCATTAGCCCATGTGAAGGGATCATCTAGATTACTGTTGAAGACATCACTCTCCTTAGCAATAAGCACATAACCGTCAATGAAGGTTACAGCAGGGATATGTGGTGTTGGGAAATCAATGTCAGTAATCTGTGTAGCAGAGTTATCTAACTTAACAACCCAACCAACAGTACCATCAGCAAGGAATAGGTAATCACCAATGGTAGCAGAGTTGCATACCATAATGGCAACGTTACCAGTAGTGCTTGGTAGAGTGATGATGGCTGTCTTGGTAGTACCAGTAGCGGTTATACGCCATACTGTATTACCAATAACTGCATAGAAGTGTCCATTAAACCAAGCAAGTCCGCGACCCTCTGCATCAGGAGCAACATCACAGAACTCAACAAGGCCGGGTCTTTTCTGAGCATAGACATTAGGGGCTCCATCTTGAGCAGCCTTAGAAAACTCAGGGAACGCATTTACTAGCCGGTAGTCCTTGAGTGGATCACCACTTCGATTGTTGTACTCACCCACGAAGGGGGTACGTTTAGTAACCTTTGTTTTTGTTGCCATGATATTCCTTATGTTGGTATAACACTACCTATTGCATCCTTAGCCATATTCATTCCTGCGCCAACTACAGGTTTGGCTGCACTAGAAAGCAGGGTCATAATCATTTGTTGTTCATCTGGAGTCTTGCCCTGCAGGAGTGATTGAATAGTTGAGCTTGATAGACCACCAACACCACTCTTAATAATGTCTCCGAGGAGTCCTGTAGCACCTGAGGCAGACTGAGCGGCATCGCCAATATATCCACCACCAATACCAGAAGCTATTCCAGCTAGACCAGATAGCCAGTCAACGTCCTGACCCATAGCGGCTTTACCTGCCATGTTAACACCACCTTGAATTAGACCCTTACCTACATTACTAGGCAATCCCATAGATCCACCATAAGTGCCGCCGAGATAACTACCTAAAGCGCCAGTAGCAATACCTCCAAGAGCATTAGTCCAACTCCCGCCATTAAGTCCTGTACGTAACGCACCGGGTAATGCACCAACTGCACCTGCGGCTGCTGTACCTGCTGCAGTAGAGCCCATTGCTGCTCCCAAGGCGGGACCAAGGGCACCACCCGTCATAGCTGCCATAGCTGCCATAACAACAGCAGGAGCCTACCTAGATATACCAGTCTTACCTGTGATTACATCATTAACCTGACGCTCATAAGCATCCTTGTTAGTCCAACCGGGGTTGTTCTTAGCTTGATCAGCACCCATGTACCAACCAGCATTACCGAAGGATTTTGTGTTATTTGCCCACCAGTTTGGATCATTATATTGACGACCAACAGCAGCGCGGCCTTGGTCATAAATAGAGTGTTTTACACCTGTACCTGATGTGAAGTTATCTTTCTGCTTCCACTGCTCAATCAGGGGATTGATGTTAGAACCAAAGTACCCTAGGATCTGACCATCTTTCATCAAACGTCGGGTGCCAATTAAAGCGTCCTCTCCACTCAGGATTTCATCTTTGTCATTACCAAAGGTACGCTCACCGCCATTGCCTTGCATGAATTGGTTGTTACCAATTGCCCAAGGATTCTTTCTGAGCCAAGACTCAGCGCTGTGAGTATCCTCTAGTGTGCCATAGTTCTTAAGCTGACCATAGGCTTCCCCGAGTTCTGCATCTGTATCCCACTGTTCACGATAACGTTGGCTAAGATCGGCATTAGACCAATCCTGTGCAAAGGTTTTAGCAGCGTCTTGAGAAGCAAAAGCATCCTCAGGAATCCATTCCTTATCTACCCAATAACCAGCACCACCATGAGATGGGTCATAGACAGTATTTGCTTGTCCTATACTACCTCCCCCATCACCACCCCCACCACTTGTGTCAAGAGTACCGTATGGTAGATAATGTGAGTAGTCTTGTGGTGGGGCAGGGGGCATATAACCACTACCACCATCACCACCCCCTGAGCCCATACTACCCAAGTAGTCTTGCTGCTGTTGTTGTTGTTGTTGGTAAGCCTGCCCGGGCCCATTCCCACCATCACCGCCACCACTGCCAGATAGGTCGTAAAAGCCGGGAACCGAACCAGCCTGATACTGAACACGACTATCAGCATAGTTCTTGAACAGAGGATCAATTGCCTGATCTAGTGTAGGACTATTCTCCCAACCATAGCCACCTGTACCAGCATTGGCTTGGTTAAACATATCACCGAGATTTTCATACATTACCAGTTATACCTTTCTACTTGGAAGTAAATGGAACCCTCCTCTGTACCGAAGTTCAGGGCGGTTTGTTTAATACTGGTAGCTTCTGAAAGAAGCACACTACGATCACCCGCAGGAACACCATACTCAGGAGCAAGCCTTGTAGCAAGGCCATAAGTAACAGCATCGAACCACTCCTGCGGCCAGTCGAGTACATCGGTAGCCGCATCAAACGTTTGGTAAGGAGCCTGATAGACAAAGGACAGTGTGATGTTATCCATTGTGTATTGGTCAGGAACTTGATAAACAGTTAGCTCACCAGTATTAGATAACGGTTGATACCAGATCTGAATAGGCAGACCAGTAACATCCTTGTTACCCAGCATGTTGTATTGCTGTTGGGTAACAATCCGCATTGGGACATCTACATTAGATGGGATGTTATGGTACCAAGCCTGTAGAACCTTTAATGGCTTTGGGATGTTGTACGGAGGTAATGAAGAGGCACCAAAGGTGTAAACCTTCTTACCTGCAATCAACGGCATTGTGTGCGTCTTAATTGCCCATAGAGGCATACCATCTGCCTGCCACGCAAGGACTAGGCCATTGAGGGCCGTAGCCCCCTCAGTAAGCTGAACGGCGGTTGGGGTCTCGCCCTGTGCTACTACACCGAGTAGGCGCAGCGCACGACTGATAATTGCATCACGATTAATCGTGTAAGTATAACTGGACATAGAGACCCCTTTAGATTACTTTGGTGCTGGTTGTTTAGCTTGAACGTGACCTACGACTGATGCCCAATCACCATTGGGACAGACATCTGCTTTGCCCGGAGTATACGTACCATGAAGGACTTTCTCGCAATAAGCTTGGCTGTTGCCTGAGATAGCAGCGATTGGGACAGTTACCATACCGAAAGTGAAGGCAACTAGAATAGATAAAAGAGTGTTCATTTTTCTTCCTTTTTACATGAGGGGGCGGCTGCTGCATACTTGCTGGTGCAGAGGATTGATAGGCCGTCAGAGTTCAAACCCATACCTTGGAATGAACGAGCAGTCTCGCGGATACCACACTCATCATCAGTCCAGCTTGTGCCAACACCGATAGAGATTCCAACACCACTACCACCGACTTGGCTTGAGCCCATACAGGGTGCAGTAGGATAGACAGTACCTAGTCCAAATGCAGGAGTGTTACGACCAGTGCGATCTTGGTAGACTTGGTTGTTTGTTACACTGCCACTGGAGGCATCTACAGAGGTCCCAGTTACGTTTGTATTGGTTGACTTGAGGTTGGCAGAGGATTCGCTATTTGAATAGCTCTCAGCGCGTGCACGTGCGTTGGTGTCAATTACAGGCTTGAAGATAACAGCCTGACCTTGTGCCTGACCCTGACCCTGCGCTTGGCCTTGTAGCTGAGCCTGTTCTTGTCCTTGTCCTTGGCTCTGACCCTGACTCTGAATATTAGGTGCAGGAAGTCCTGTAGCAAAGGCGGTAGTTGATGTGAAGAGTAGTGCGATTAGAAGTGATTTCATTTATATTCCTTTATTGTGCTGGGTAGTTCTTTACAATCCAATCAACGAATGCCATCTGGATTGTGTCCAAAGGTAGCATTGGTTCGACTGTAACTGTTACATTGGTTAGTGTAACTCCTGTTCCCGGAACTGGGATGTTAGGTAGTTCGATGGTTTGTTTCATTGTCCTGCCTCCTTATAACGACGTTTTGCATCATCTATAATCCCATCCTTTTGGGGATAGGCGCACCGGCTGTTATCGGCGCTATTCATGTTACAGATGATGATAACGGGCATAGATGCCGTGCCTTGACTTGATCTTGAGTTAAGATCATTGGCTACATCCTGTGCTACTTCCTGTGCTACATCCTGCCTTGATTCCTGCTTACTTGTTTGCTTAGATGATTGGACACTCACGGGGATAGCTCCACAAGCAAAGAGAAATCCACAAAATAATACCATATAAAATCTCTTGCTTATTTGACGCATTTAATTCTCCGGTTAGGCTTTAGAAGTAACATAATCAATTAACTGCTGCTTCTCCAGTGTAGTAAGTTGGCGATTCACTATGACAAGTTGACCTACATAGAGCATCTGTGCATTTATTGTTTGGGGGATAGATATTGCACCAACAGTTGGATTACCGACTGGCACCTCACCTACAGAAGTTACCCCATCAATAACAACTGTTGCTGGAATGTCTGGATTTCTGGCATACGACAATGTGACAACGCTTCTTGGAAGAGTAATCACATTTGATGCGATGACTGATTTTGCTAGGATTGTAGAGCCAACAGATGTTGCGGAGAGTAGGCGGAAATCAACGTTGTTAGCCCAATAAGCATAAGCAGCAAAGGTACCACTTGCGCTTGGAATATATTCACCACAGCAGCCAGTAATTCCATCAGTGCCGCCCCCGGGTGCTGCCGCCCCCATAGTCATAAGGTCATTAACGCCGTCTGATAGGACGTACTTCTTACCGTTGAGTGTACTGGTCAGTGGCCGGGATGAGACAGTAGCCTGAACCACATTATGCCCTGACCCAGACTTATCGTTCCACAAACCAACTGTCTGCCCATCGGCTGTTACTGGGATGGTTCCACCGTTGTCTTGAAACATAGTGGAATAGTCGCTGGCATCTAGCCAGATACCACTCTCACCATTCTTAAATAACTCTGCAGGGGTCCACCCCCCACCAGCACTAGCAGAACTAAACAGAAGATCACGTATCATTTAGAATCCTTTGATAGCATCATACCACGCCAGATTGTACCTCCATCTCGTGTATAGAATCCAAGAATGTCGGTACCAGCTACAGTGAGTGTTGGAGCTGTACCACCTGCCCACTTAACACCAGTCCACCAAGTAACGTTTGTTCCGCCATTGGTTAGCTCTAGAATAAAGCTAGTGACGTTACCAGCAGCAGCCACATTACTTACAGTCAGTGTGGTTACTCCAGTAATAGTCTTGCTGAAAACAGCGGCAGTAGCACAGTCAATTGCATTTGCTGGCATTGCTAAGTAACCCTCAACAATAGCATCATTGAAGGTTTGCTTAGAAGCGAAAGTGTTTGCATTGGCTTTAGACGCATAGCCAGTATCAACGAACTCTGTGGTAGCAAGGCGTGTTGTAGAGTTTCCAGCGGTCTGTGTTGGTGCTGTTGGAGCCCCTGTCAAAGCAGGGGAATTTAACGGAGCATATGATGCAAGTGTGGAGTTCTCTACCTTATCATTGTTCAGATTGGTCAGGTTAGTGTCCATCTGATTGTTGGTAAGAGGTGCCCCGTTACTTGCTCTAGTAACAATAGTTGTCATGGTTTATTGCGCCGCAACAGTCCAAACGATTGAGACAGTATCCCCAGCAGCCTTGTTAATCACAGGGTAGGTTACACGAGATAGCATTGTACTACCTGTGGCTAATTGGAAGATACCAGCCTCTTGTAGAGAGCCTGTACCAACACCAGCACCAAGGGTAGCAGAGTAGATGATAGTAGCACCAGAAGGCGCACCACCAGCCACAGAGACAGCAACCCGGGCAATCTCATCAACAAGAGCTGTTTGGTTAGTAGCAGGTGGTGTAGCAGAAGTACCAACAGCAATATAGTTCATCACCGCTGCCGGAGTGCTAGACAGGCGGCCTGCGATCCAAGCCAATCCTGTGGTAACTACGAGGTTATCATAAACGGCATCTCGTAGCACATTACCATCAGCATCCAAATGCTTGACATGAACTGTGCCCTTATATTTAGTGTTATCTTTCATTTGTTTTCCTTAGTAGAAGTTTACGAGAAGACCAACATAATCTTCTGCAAAGTAGGTTTGTGGATCAGGGGGGAATGGTGTAGTATAGTCATAGTTATAGAAATAACCAGTAGCATTATAAGACACAGTATCAGATAAACCTGAGTTGTATGTGGTAGTTATTACAAGATCGTCTGATAAATTCACATAGTCGTAGAAAAGATTATCTTTGAAAATTACAAAGTTATCGACATAGGATACAGTATCCACTGGGCCAATATACTGCGTCCGTGTGATACTGATTGTGTCTTTGAAAATAACTACATCAAAATCCCCATACTGCACATTATTATTAGTGTTCTCTGTTGGCCTTGAGAAAGGCATCTACCGCTGCGCCTACGCCTGCACCACCAGCGTAGTCATCAAACAGCATCACGCCGTTAGGCTCCAACAACTTAAAAGCGAGACAAGCATCTAGCAGAACCTCTGGGGTCTGGTGGTTGCCATCCACATAAATGAAATCAAACGTAAAGTTTAAGTACGCCAACTCGCTCAAGGCCTGCCAAGATGTTTTGGTAATTACTTCAACAGCTTGGTCTGTACCCTTTATTTCCGCTACGTTGGCATCAAAGGTCTTTCTCAGGTCTGTCAGGTCAAGTGCTGCGTGTTCCTCCCCACCTTCAAAAGTATCCACGAGGCTTCCGTCTGGTAGCTTCTTAGTTTTGGACTTAGCGGTTCTTCCCGTAGTAGCCCATAGAGCAGTATTCCCGAGAGCAATAATGCAATTAGGTGAGATAGTATTAATTTCAGTTCTAAGCTCTGCAAGCTGCTCATTTAGGTCTATTCCTGCGTGCTTCGCACGAATCGCGTATGGAATCTTCTTACCCTTACGAGCATTCGGAGGGACATAGTATTTAGATACATTAGTGAACCAGCAATCCATCGGAGCGATGCCAGCTTCACCTAGCATAGAGTATAATTCTTTGTTACTTTGGAACGCGCGCTTATCATTAATTGATGGGCCTTCGCCTACGATTAACAGCTTAGCGTCAGCGTTACCGTGACCGGGAATGTAGTTCATAAATATGGTTGTCTAGATTTCCAATAGTCAAACCACATTGCTGTATAGGTAATCGTATCTAGAAAGGAGTCGTCGAGTGCCTCATTATTAGGACGCCGACCATTGCTAAGTAAACTTGCAAGACGAGCAAGCTTAATGCCAATGAGAACAGCAAAAGGTTTATAAGGGTCAGGAAACCAAGACGCGATGATGTTCGCACGGTCGATGTTTTCTTGTGGGTTTTCATCTGGATTTGTAGTATAGTCTGCACGCTTCTTTAGGTGAGTTTCAATGGAGCGCGTAAGAATAAGTTCAACGTTGTTCACTCTGCACCGTCCTCGTAATCTTAGTAGTCAGCCACTTAACAAGTTCAGCTTCACATGCATCGCAGAGAATGCGTCCACGAATAATATGCATAGAGCCAGTGGGTAGACTGTTATCACAACGATTGCAGTTATATATAATTTTCATTGGTTCCATTAGGCAACCACCTCAACTTTAATAGCAGTCCACTTATCCTTACTTTCCTCAACATACTTGCGCGGAGTAAACTCTACGTTCATGCCACGCTTAAGCTCAGCGAATTTCAGGGTATCAGGATTGAGCGCCTTCCAATTGAAGTAAATCCGCTCAAACTTTAAAGAATCAATCTGGTCCGTTTCGATGAAGCCCCATCCTTTATCGGCGTTTAATACATAGATACTGCCCCGAACGCGCTCGGGTAACTCAGGTGCTTTCTCAACTTTCTTACCTTTAAAGTAATCTTTAAGTTCCATTGGGTTCCTAATCGAAATAAAA